AAAGTAGGGTTTGGTGTAGGCAAGTCTAGACGACAGATAAACGACTGGTATCACGTACGTCAGAATCGAAGACGTAGATCGTTACATAAACAAATGACTGGTACTGAAGGCTTCAAAACCATCCCACGTGGGTTCTACGAAGTCCTTAGGTTACGTTGGTTGATACCAGCAGGAGATACGATCTTCATAGATTGTACAAGTGCTGACCCTGAAAAACAATGGAAAACGTTTTCACGTTGGCGACGATGGCATCCTGACTGGTTTGTCAACGAACAACTAAAAGAATTTTATTGGACTAAACCCTAATGGCTATCGGAACAATCAGTGCCGTTGTTGGCATTGCTAGCGGCATTAGCTCTATGTTTGGTGGTGGTGGACAAGCCGCCCAGACCGCATACCAGAATACTCTGTCTCGACGTAAGACAGAGATTATGAACGCTTACCGTAAACGTGCATACGAGCGTACGGTAAAGCGAGTTAAAGAACAATTTAATGAAAACTATGCTGCTGCTAATGCTTCGTTCCAGACCGAACAAGCTAAGTTTGCAGAACAAATGATGGCATTTGCCTTTCAAAAGGAAGGGTTAATGCAACAACTACAGCAAGCTGAAGGCTACGCTGCTGCAACTGAAACCTACGGGAAAAGCGCAGAAAGAGCCAAAGCTATTCAAACTCTTGGCGACTACGGTCGCAGCGAGGCTAGATACGCTGAAAGTGTTTCTAGTGCACAACGTCAGTATGGACGAGATCTTGGTGGCATTAGTGGTCAACTTGCTCAAGCAAACCAAACTACTCTTGCACCTATTCTTGACGGCGCTCCGATGCCTGAAATGGCTGCCAAACAATACCAAGCTCCTGGCGGTTTCTTTAACACTGCTATGAAGATCATGGGTGGTGTCCAAACTGGTTTAAAGGCGTACAAAAGCTTTGATTCTGTATTTAACCCAAAATCTCCATACAAAAGCTAATCCTACGGGATAGAATATGAAACTACCAGAAATTTCACAGGTTCAGTTTCAGGCATCTGCTCAATCGAAAGCGTTTGATCCACTCAAGCTTCCTGATCCTAACCCACAACTTGCTCAAAACTTATCTATTATTCAGCAGAGTTTTAAAAACCTGTCAGGCAGCTATCAACCAGATCCGTCGTTCTTAGAGCAGTTTGCTGAGTTGGTACCTAAAGCTGTTGGTACTGCTATTGAACTGCAGAAGACAGATGTTGCTATCCAACTGGCACGTTCTAAGGATCGATATTTCCAAATGCGCCGTGAGGGTCTTATCCCAGACAACGGTGAGCAGATGGCTATCGAACAAGTAGAAAAACAAAGAGATGGCATTGTTGACACTGCAACTGCAGAAGTAGCAAAAACAGGTAACTATGATGTAGTACGTGGTTTCCTAAACTTCTCTAACCACGGACAACTTGATCTTCAAAAACGTCTTGCTGGTCACATGTTTACGAACGTGTATCCAGATTGGATGAACACACAGCTTGAGATCAACGAATCTGAGATTATGGTGGAAGACGAGAATGGTGAGCTAGTAGAAGTAAAGATTAACCAACAAGGGTTGCCGGACTACCAGCACAAACAAATTATGTCTCATCTACGCACTGCGTTTATGGGTCATGAGCACTTGGCTGATACTGACCCTAGCTTGCTTCACAAAGAAATGGAAGCAGCTTTTAAAACCGATGCTGCTATTACCAGGAAATACTCACGTGCAACCAGGGCTGAAGATGGTAGAGTCCGTTTTAACGCTGCCTACACTGGTATGTTTAGGGACTTTGCAAACGGTGACATGCAGTCTTTAGCTAGAACTATGGTTAAAGCTGCAAGTATGTATGACTCTGACGGTGTTACTCTTACTAACACTCCTAAAGAATTTTACGCAAGGTTGATTAAAAACATTGGTACTGCTACAGAAAACGGTGCTGAGTTTCCGATCGGTGAGTTTATTGAAAAGGCTCAGTTTGAAGATGGTCAGACCTTTATGCAGCGTGCTCCTTTGCAAGCCCGTCTGTTGATGCGTACGTATCGTGACAAACGTCGTATATATCTAGCTAACAAACTAAAGGCAGATACACAAGACCTTAAGTTTGGCATCACTGAAGCTTATCAAACGTTAAGTGCAGAAAATGCTCCTGTTTCTGAGTACGTTGCTCTCAAAACAACTACCAGGCAGCGAGGTGCAGAACTGGGCATTGATGTTAGTGACATGTTAAAGGTCATTGACCAGCAGATCCGTATTGGGTCTTACGGTGCTGATCAGCTAACCAAACTGCGTGAAGATGCGGAGATTGCTTTGGCTACCGGTAACGCCAGTCAAACCGCAGACTACTACCTTCACCCTGTTGTAGGACCTGAGTTCCGTGAAAAGGTAGATAAACAAGTAGAACGTGTAGAAACTCCTGAGTACAAAATTAACTCAAAGGAAATCTCTACCACTATTGGTGGAGCTACAAAAGGTACGATGGTCGACCCTTTGGGCAACCTAAAAGGTCAAGCTGTGCAGGTCAACGCACATTATCAGCGCATCTTTGATGATAAGTATGCTGAGTTGCTGGAACAAAACGCTCAACTTCCAGAAGATAAAAAAGCAGATCGTTTGACTCCTAAAGCTATTGCCGACCAAGCACGAGATGCAGCTTTGTCACAGTGGCAAAAAGATAGCAAAGACGAAACACATAAGTACTACGTTAACCCTAAGAACGGTAATTTTGATAACTTCCCAGTACCTGCTGTGGACCAAGCTGAGGTTACACAAAACAGTAACGTACGTACCATCACGTCTGGAGCTAGAACTCAAAAAGGTGTACTAAGTCAAGTTGCAGCACAACCGCAACTGGTGTTGTCTCGTGAAGAAGCAACAGACGCCATTACTAATTTTAGCTCTACTGGTACCATTCCACCAACTATTCTTACTTTGCAGAAAAAAATTAACGAAGCTGCAGGTAAATATGTAATTCAAAATCCTATGGAACTTGTTTATGCTGCAGCTACTGGGTATGGTGATCTAAAACCTGGTGAAGCTGTACAAGATCCTGCGTTCTTGCAGCGTGCTGTTCCCTCACAAAAACGTAAGTGGATGGCAGACCTGTTGGGGCTTAAGGGTGACCTTTACACCCAGCCTGCTAAGTATGGTCCTGTAGCTCAGATGAAGACCCGTCCTGGTATGCCTAACGTGGCACCTGTATTCCAAGGTGAAACACCTGAAGGATTGACTGGGTTGACTGCTAACGACTATCGTGAGCTTGGTTTTATTGTATCTGCTGAGGCTGGTCCTGGTGATGACAAATATGCCGTAGCTGCGTCAGTTATTAACAGGCTTGCTACCGGAGGTTTTGGCGACAGTATCTCTGAGATTGGACGTCGTCCTGGTCAGTACGAAGCTGTTTATACCGGTAAGGCTTACTACAGCGATGAGTTAACACAAGATCTGGCTTCACCTGAAGGTCAGAAAAAAATTGCACAAATGTTGATGCTGTTGGATGGTAGAACTGATTTTAAAGGTCAAAGCCAACTTGGCAACCGTGATCCCGACAACGATCCTATGGTAGATCCGTTGGGTAACTTCTTTCACTACGCCGGTCAAACCGGCATGGGTCCGTACACTGGAACCGTTAACCGTAACTACAGGAGGTTCCTGAAATGAATTATGATCCATTGGCTGAAATCACAATGCCAGACCTTAGCGGAGCTTTGGCAAAACCTGAGGAATCCGAAGCTGCACCTATTGATCCCGAAGAAATTGAAGAGGAAGGTGTAGAGCTGGACGTTGAGTCTATCTCTGATAAGTTGTCGGAACTGTATCCAGAAGTTGAGGTAGAAGAACCTGAAGTAGCAGAGCTAAAGCAAGGTGTTGCGCCTCCCGATAAAACAGAGCAAGAGCTTCTGGAAGAGCAGATGTATCGTAAAGATCCGTTTTCTAAAAGCGGATTGGATGAGTCTGAAGGTTTCTTAGGAACTACCTTAGATCTTCTTACAGCACCAGGCAGAGGTTTTAACGATTATTTTACCGACGAATTTAACAAGATTCCTGGTCTTAACCTAAGAAGGGCACCTAAGTACGAAAACGAAGTTGCACAAAGCATCCGTGAGCTAAGTTCTTTTATCCTTCCGTTTATTATGATGCGTAAGGCAGGTAAACAAGCTGCAGGCACTCTTGCCGCATCAAAACCTGCTACAGCTATTTCTAGCCGGTTTCCTAAAACCTCACGTGCTGGCAGTTGGATGGCAGAGCTAGGCATTGACACAAGTGTCGGTGCTTACGTTGATGCTACTAACAAACTTAACTCTGTTGACGACAACCTTGCTGGTTGGCTTAAAAAATCTTGGCCGATGACCTATCGCTGGATTCCTAGCGACTGGGCTACACTTGACGGTGAGTCACCTGACGTGTGGGCTGCAAAGAACCGTAACGAAGGCGTTATGCTGGGCTTTACCGCTAGCTGGCTAGAGGCAAGTGTCAAGCTTGTCCGTGCTATCCGTGGTACACGTAGCGTAACTGACTACGTATTTAAGGATGAATCTGCAGCCAAAGCGTTTGCACGGGCTGAGGAAAATGTTGATCCTCAGGCGTTCATGGATAACATGGAAGCTGCTGTTGCTAAAACAGAAGAATCTTTGAATGAGATTGGTGAGCTTGCACTGTCTAAGAACCCTGCTCCAGAAGAGGCTACAAAAGGCGTACACGACGTTTTCCATGCTGATGAGGTCGGCACACGTACCGTAGACGACATGGGCGTTGTAGGGGCTGGTGTGGACGCTGTACGTATCCAAAAGAACCAAGGTACTGTATTTGGCAGATTGCGTAGCCTGGTTTCTGAAGCTGCACTTAAATATGGACTAGAGGCAGATCAACTGCCTAAACGGTCTATTGTTGACGCAGTTAAAGAACAGATTCGCAAAGCTGGTGAGTATGATGCTTTCCTGCCTGACGGAGCTAAGATTGGATATAAGGAAATTGATGAAGCTGGAACACGTCTAGCTGAGCTGCTCTCCGATCCACAGGCTGACCCTGGTTGGCTCAAGCTTATGCTTGATGAGTTTAAAGAAGAATATACACGTCTTGGTCAAAAGACTGCTGTCTTGACTGACGAAGGTGTTAATGCTGGTATGAAGGCGATCAAGAAATATCTTGACGACTATGTCAATATGGATGCTGAAAAAGCACAAGCATATTTGACAACTTCTTTGGCTGGTCAGGTTTCTGACATCGCTGAGCAGGCACGTAATATGGAGGGTACGCTTGCAGTCAAACAAGCACAAGAGCGTATCTTTGACCGACTGGGCTATCTCCTTATGGAGACTGGTTTGGCTAAATCCATGCGTGGTCAAAAGCTAAACTTCCTTAACACCTGGAAACGTAACCCTAACAGCGTTGAAGCTATTGCAGATGCAGCCCGTGAAGCTGCTAAAACTGCTGACGACCTGGCTGCTGAACAAGCAGCAGAAGCTCAACGGTTTGTAAATACACTTAAAGCTGTTGAAGCTGAACGTCCTGAGTTCTTTGATCCCCTTAGGCTTGCCTATGAGTTTTCCGATGGTGACATCAATACCATGGGTAAACTTAACGAGTACATTAAAGAAAGTCTGCCTGCTATTCAAAAAGCAGTGTACGACAAAAAACCTGACATTCCTAACGTTATTGTTCAGGGCTTGTACTCTAACTACTACAACTCTATCCTTACGTCAGCTAGCACGCCACTGAAGGCGTTGTTTGGTAACGTTGGCGGTATGATTGCTAAACCAGTTGCCCACCTTGGTGGTGCTATTCTTAGCGGTGATGTTCGTCAAATTAAGCGTGGTTTTGCTGCTTACGCCGGTGCTCTCGATTCCTTTACTAAGGGTACTAAGCACATGGGTAAGATCTTTACCATGGCGTCTAAAGACCCGAACAGCGTAAGCTATATGGTTCGTGACGACCTTGCAATACGCAACGAAGAGTCTATGGATCTTCTTCGTGCTTTTGCTGATGCAGCCTCTAAGCGTGGTGAAGATGGTCCAGCTGCTTTGCTAGAGATTGCAGAGACCCTGGATGCTGTAGGTAAGAATCCTATCCTTAGGTTTGGTGCTAACGCCATGTCAGCGTTTGACGGATTTACCCGTGCTGTGATGGCTAACGGTCGAGCCCGTATGCTGGCTTACGACGACTTTATCGACGAAGGTCTTGAAATGACACCCGAAGCCTTTAAGGCTAAGTCAAAGGAGTATTATGACTCTATGTTTGACAGCAAGGGTTTGATCAAAAACGACTACGTTGACTACGCTACTTCTGAGATTGCACTTAACCTAGACACTCCTCGTGTCCGGTCGTTTACCAATCTTATTAAACAAAACCCTTGGATGAAACCGTTTGTACTGTTTCCTAAAACCAGTGCTAACGTTGTTTCTACTTTCGGTACATACAGTCCAATCACCACCTTTATGGATGATTACAGGAAGATTGTAGGTAACACACCGATGGAAGGGTTTACCGCAGACGAGCTTGAAAAGCTTATGAAACCTCGTGGTCTCAAAGCTACGCAAGCTGAGTTTGACGGTCTTCGTGCAGAGTTGCGTGGTAAGAAAGCTATCGGTACTGCTGCAGTCTTTACTGCCTTTGGTATGTTCCTGCAAGGCAGGATTCGTGGTAACGGTCACTTTGACCCAGGCCGCCAAAGCGTTCGTGCAGAAGCTGGTGAGTATCAAAAGAAAACATTCATGGATGATGATGGTAACTGGCACAGCTACGACTGGCTTGGTCCTGTCGGTGACTGGTTGGCATTTACTGTTGACGTCATGGATAACTTTACTAGCGTCAGTGAGCCGGACCAGTTCCTTGAAAAAGCTACCTTTGTGTTAGCTGCTTCGTTGACTAGCCGTGATATGTTTGCTGGTCTTGAACCTATGTTTGACGTTATTCGTGGCGATGGTGGCGCACAGACTCGCTGGGCTGCTAACTTTATTAGTCCTATGGCACCGCTTCATGGTGTACGACGTGACCTGGGTAGAATTATTGCTCCCGGTTTGCGTGTAGTAGAAAACGAGCTTGGTGCTCACATTCGTAACAAAAACGGTGTAGCAGACATTGTTGATCCTGAGGGTGCACTGCCCCAACTTAAAGACTGGCTTTACGGTGACAAAGTTGGCTATGCAGAAAACCCATTCATCCGTGCTTGGAACGCTGTCATGCCGCAGAAGATCTATGAAGGCAAAGACCGTCCTGAGGCTGACTTCCTTATGAAGATTGAGTACGACACCCGTCCCGTGTTTAACGTGGCAGAAAACGGTGTTAAGTACACAGCCGAGGAAAAGGCTAAGCTGTTTGAGATCATGGGTGAGGATGGTTACTTTAGAGACCGCATTGCTTACTACATGGGTATCTACGATGCTGATCAGTGGGTTGATACTATCCATGGTCTTCGACTAAAGAACGGTAAGGACATCGACGAAAAGATATTTGACAACCTTTACATTAACATTGACGCGGCTGCACGTGAAGCCAAAAAACTTGCAGAACTTCGGTTACCGCAAGAAATGCAAGATGATCTGCAAGAACGTATTTACCAAGCTGGTAGAAACAAAGTAGATCAACGTATGGGTCAAGCACCCAGGTTTGACGTACAAACCATGACGAACAAATAACCACCCGTAACCTTTAACATCTAAAATGTGTAATGGCTACAACTGAAGTATTTTACAATGGTGACGGCACTGACGTTACCTTTACAATTCCATTTGAATATCTAGAGGAATCCGACGTCAAAGTTTCTGTCGGCGGAGTCCTAAAAACTCAAGACACTGATTACACGTTTTCGACTCTTACTGAAATCACGTTTACCACTGCTCCGGCATCTGGTACTAATAACGTAAGAATCTTTAGGGATACGGACATTAACAGCCTGCGGAATGAATTTTTCGCAGGTTCTGCTATCCGTGCTCAAGATCTAAACGACGACTTTCTTCAAACACTTTATACTGTTCAAGAGATTGAAGATCAGTTTGTAACTCAAACTAATGGCTCGTTTGACACTAACGTTGACATGAACAGCAACAGGATTACCGAACTTGGTGATCCTGTTAACGCACAGGATGCTGTTACCAAACAGTACCTGGAGGACAACTACTTTGACGATGGTACTGAAACCATTGTAAGTAGCGAGACTTGGCCTGATAACGACGTTACCATTGCTACTACAGCATCTATTGATAACCGTATTGATTCTAAGATTGACACGGCTATTGAAGGTGACGTCCTTATTGACAACACTGGTCTTACTAAATCTGCGACCGGTGGTCAAGTAACTCTGGGTATTGGTGCAGGCAGTGTTGATCTTGATAGGATCAAAGCTGCTGACATCATTGTTTCTGGTGAGTCTAATCCTAACAATGACACGACCATTGCCACTACGGCAAAGATCGATGACATGATCGATGCTGCTATCACTGGCGATATTGCTGCTGATAGCACAGGGTTGAGTGTTACCAACGATGGTGACGGAACCATTACTTTGGGTATTACTCAAGGTGGTGTGGATCTTGACCGTATTAACCCGGCTGACGTCATTACACTGGCAGAACAAAACGCCGGTCCTACTACAGATGACGACAGCATCTTTACTTCTAGTGCTTCTGCTAAGAGGTTTGACACTCTTGTACAGACTGGTACTCCGGCTAATGCTCCTTATCCAGTCGGTAAAACTTGGCTGCAAAACGACGATAACCAGACTCTTAAAATTTGGAGTGGGTCTGCATGGCTAGACGTTGCGTCCGGCGGTTCTTTCCGAACCCAAGATAAAGTCATTTATGTTGATAAAACCGGCGGTGACGATAGCAAAACCGGTCACCGTATTAGTGGTCCTAAGCTGACCATTAAAGCAGCTATCAATGACATCAACGCAGATGTCGATACTTCTATTAAAACCGCAGGTTCTGGTTATACCGATGGTACTTATACTAATGTACCGTTGACTGGTGGTACAACTGGATCTGGTTTAACCGCTACAATTACTGTGGCTAGTGGTGCAGTTACAACTGTCGCTAACGTTGTCAACTCTACACTGCAAGAGTATCAAATCGGTGACATCTTGTCTGCTGCTGACTCTAACCTCGGCGGTGGTGGTGGTTCCGGTTTCGAGCTTGAGGTCACTGGTAATGGTGACGGCATGACTGTGATCGTGTCTGCAGGAACTTATCGAGAAGAA